TGTTCAAACAGCGTGATCCGCGTGGGCGCGTAGTGACTCTGGGTGAACTGACGTCTGAGAATATGGGTATTGAGACTTTCCTGCGGACTAAGCTGAACCCGTACGTGGCCAACAATCTGCAAGGGTGTTCGTTCCTCGTAGCGCCTGACCCGGCGGGGTATGCCAAACAGCAGTCAGGTGAGATGTCGCTGGTAGACATCGTCAAGGACGCTGGGTTTAAGTGCCAGAAACCGCCGACTAACGACCCGGAGAAGCGGATTCAAGCTGTTGAGCGCTTGCTTGTGCAACAGTTGGAGGGCAAGGCCATGTACATAATCGATCCTAGGTGTACCCAGCTGATCAAAGGGTTCCGGTACGGATACCGGTACAAAATCAAAAAAAGCGGCGAGATGGAGGACAAGCCTGACAAGAACGGTTTTTCCCACGTGCATGACGCCAATCAGTACGCCGACTCCATCATTGACATGAACGTCCGTGGGGCTGGGCTGCAGACCGGACGCCGCGAGGTAAAGAAGTCTGGGTACTCGTACACTTGATTACTTGACAGGTCAGCGTACAATCGGGTAACTCTTGGAGGCAGCTGTGTCTTTTTTCTACCCGTCAATTACATCTGAGCGACGACACGAGAACTTCCCCCTGCAGGTTGCTCGGGGGCAGGTTCCGGGCCACCGTGTTGTACAAGTGTTTGGCTACAACGCTGATGTTGACCAGACCGAAGAATCTGTGTGGCCTAACGGCGGTGTTGTTCCGCACCCCACGTCTGCATCGGTACTCAAGATTAGCTCCAGCAGCGCAAGCGACGCAGCAGCAGGAACAGGTGCCCGCACGGTGTATATCGGCGGCGTAGACGGTGACTTTGGCGAGATTGGCGAGACTGTTACGCTGAATGGCCAGACCGCTGTAAACACGGTAAACTCATACAGATATGTGAACTACCTATATGTGGTCACAGCTGGAACTGGCGCTGCTAACGCTGGAAATATCAATGTTGGAACCGGCACTGTTACAGCAGGCGTCCCTGCAGTTTTGTACGACATGATTGCTGTTGGGTACAACCAGCGAACTACTGCCCACTTCTGCGTTCCTGCAGGATACACCGGTTTTATGACCACAGGTGTTATTACTGCAGGACAGGAATCTGGCTCTTCGGCTATAACGGCCTTTTTGAAGCAGCACGGGCCAGACGAGATTTTGCGGGTTGGCGCTGTGTCTACGATGAACAACGGGTCAATACAGTACGATTTTGCTTATCCGTACGTAATCCCGGAAAAGAACTGTGTTGGAGCTACAGCTGTCGGGGCTTCAAACAATAACTCAGTAAGTGCGTTTTTTAATATCGTACTTGTTAGTGGCCCTGCCGCTTCAGCTCCCGGCATATCTTGGATTTAATATATGGCAACAGGCATCGCACTCATCCCCGTAGCTCGTTCCAGCGATCTGGAGCGCGAGTCGCAAAAACGCAACACCGACATGCAGGCCCAGCCTGTCATTCAGGGTCTGGCCGCTCACGCACGCAAGCGCTGGGAGTCTGCCCGTGAAGCCAAGCGGACCATCGAAGAGCGTATGCTGCAGTGCCTGCGCCAGCGTAACGGCGAGTATGACCCGGACAAACTGGCCGACATCAAGCGCCAAGGCGGCTCGGAGATTTACATCCAGCTGACGTCAGTGAAGTGCCGCGCAGCGACTAGCTGGCTGCGTGATACCTTGCTGGGCACAGGTACAGACAAGCCGTGGAGCCTTGAGGCTACACCCGAGCCCACGCTGCCGCCCGAGCTGATTCAGGAGCTGATGGCCAGCATGCAGCAGCAGCTGCAGACCTTGATGGAGCAGGGCATGGCCCCGCCAGACCCAGTGCAGTTGCGCGAAGCGGCCATGCAGATGAAAGACGCAGCGATGCGCAAGCTGCGTGAAGAGGCCAACGAGCGTGTCGACCGCATGGAGCTAAAGATGGAAGACCAGCTCATCGAAGGCGGCTGGACTGACGCGCTCAACGCGTTCCTCGATGATGTAGTGACATTCCCCTACGGCGTGCTCAAAGGCCCGGTCAAGCGCAAGCGCAAGACCATGATGTGGCAAAACGGCGAGCTGGCCCCCTCAGAAGAGATTCGCAACGAGTGGGAGCGTGTCGATCCGTTCATGTTGTACTGGGCCCCATGGTCCTCGGACATCCAAGACGGCTTCATCGTCGAGCGCCACCGCATGACTCGCGAAGACCTGCAGGCCTTGATCGGCGTTCCCGGGTACAACGACGACGCCATCCGCTCGGTGCTCAACTCCTTCGAGTCTGGCAACCTCAACGAGTGGCTGTGGACTGACAGCGCTCAGGCGACCGCCGAGGGCAAGGACACCACCCAGACCATCTTCACGACAGACCTGATCGACGCCCTGCAGATGTGGGACAGCGTGCAGGGTAAAGACCTGCTGACGTGGGGCTTGTCCGCCAAAGAGATTCCTGACCCAGACCTGAACTACCCATGCGAAGTGTGGTTGGTGGGTTCCACAGTCATCCGCGCTGTGTTGAACTACGACCCGCTGGGCCGCAAGCCGTATTACGTGACATCGTACGAGCGCGTACCGGGCGCTGTGGCTGGCAAGGGCGTGGCCGACTTGTGCCGCGATTCTCAGAACATGGTGAACGCCGCAGCTCGCAGCTTGGCCAACAACATGGGCATCAGCTCTGGCCCGCAGGTGGGTGTGAACGTGTCGCGCCTGCCACCGGGCGAAGACATCACAGAGATGTACCCTTGGAAAATCTGGCAGTTCCAGAGCTCCGAGTTCAACGACGGTTCGCAGCCGCTGACGTTCTTCCAGCCAAACAGCAACGCCAACGAGTTGATGGCCGTGTTCGAGAAGTTCTCAGCCCGCGCTGACGAAGACACCATGATCCCGCGCTACATGACTGGCGAGAGCTCGCCCGGGGCTGGCCGTACGTCGTCTGGCCTGTCCATGCTCATCAGCAACGCCGGTAAGGGTATCAAACAGGTGATCAGCAACATTGACCGCAGCGTCATCGTGCCGTCCATCGAGCGTTTGTATCAAGACAACCTGCGCTACAGCAAAGACCCAGACCTGATCGGTGACGTCAAGGCCGTGGCCCGTGGCGCTACCAGCTTGGTGGTCAAGGAAGCCGAAGCGATCCGTCGCAACGAGTTCCTGCAGATTGTGCTCAATAGCCCAGTGGCCCAGCAGATCGTCGGCATGGATGGAGCGGCTGAGCTCCTGCGCGAGCAGGCCCGCAACCTGAGCGGCAACGTGAACCGTATCGTTCCAGATCGTCCGACACTGACAGCCATGCAGACGCTGCAGCAGCAAAACGCACAGCTTCAAGAGCAATTGGCCATGATCATGGGCGAAATGCAAGGCGGCGCACCCGGTACTCCGGGCATGACACAGGGCCCAGCACAGAAGAATATGTTGCCTGACGGCAGCCAAGTTGGCGGTCGTGAAGGAAATATGATGTCTCCGCGCCCCAATGGTGTTTGACTTTTTCTGAATTTGTTGTATAGAATCCACACATGAAGATTTTTGTAGGCCAAAAGCCTGATCGGCAGCACATGCAAGCGTTGATTCGATGCAAGCTGCAAGAAAACGAAGCGCTACTGGCGCTGTTCCGAACCAAGCTAGAGGAGACCAAGGTCTCCTTGATGCAAGCAGAAGAACCGCACCGCTTGTACCGCCTCCAAGGTCAGGCTCAAGCCTTATCAGATTTCCTCGAAGCGGTTGAAAAATCGTCAGAGGTCTTCGACCGGATCAAGTGATCCGAATTTTGTAAATCCGAGCAAACCATTATGTGAACGGCAGACCGCAGTAGGAGCCTGAAGCAGAGTTGGAGCCCAAGGAGAATTGAATGGCATTGCCAAGACAAGTAGAAGCTCAGTTACGTGAACTGGAAGCACTGGAAAAGCAGCTGAACGAAGCGAATAACCCTGCCCCGGCAGACCCAACGCCAAACCCAGCAGAGCCTCCCCAAGACCCGCAACCCACGCCTGCAGAGCCAAAGCCTGTTGAGCCAACGCCGACACCGACCGAGCCAGTAGTCGCGGAAGAGAAATGGGAGCAGAAGTACAAAACCCTCA